GAACTCCAGCGGAATCGCATAGGGCAAGTTGTTGATGATGTAAGCCATCTGGCCAGCGGTGAAGTCACTCATTGCGGCGACCAGCGCGGCAGTGGTTTCGGCGCCGCTTGGGTCCACCTCGTCAAAGGTGACGCTTTCGACTACGCCGAGCGAGATGTGCCAGTTCGCACGGAACCGGCCACCGACGTAGCCTTCTGGCGCTTTGATGTCCATGCCGTCGTTGAGCTTACGGCCCTTCTTCAGCCTGCCACCCTTTGTGAGGTTTGCCGGATCGCTGCGCAGTGCGCTGTTGTGATCGTCGACGGCCTTGTTGTACTGGGTGGCCACTGCGTTCTGCGCCCAGATCTCCGGGTTACCCACGGGAGACATGCGGATCAGGCTGCTTCCGACCTCGATGATGATTTCACGCACGCTGGCATCGATGGCTTCACCCGTCTGGGCGGCGAACTCGGCCAGGCTCAGGGCGAAACTACCGGACTGCCCGGCACCTGCCCGGCTCACGACCGCACCTGCAATTCATACAGGATCGGCGTACCGGCTGGGTTGACCTCTTTCAGCGGCGGCACGATTGACCAGGTGCGACCCTGAGCAACCACTTTGTCGAGCAAGCCAGGCACCCAGGCCAATCCCTGCGCGGCGATCTTGAGCTTCTTGTCGCCCTGCTTGATGAGGCTGTTGTTCTGGAATTCTTGACCAGTGAAGTCGAGCAGGATGCCCTGGGCGATCTGTTCGACAGTTGCCCCTGGCGCTTCCCCGCCCGTCTCCGGGTCGTACTCGCCCGGCTCCGCCTTGCTGATGGTGACGGGCTGGCCGAACTCTGTGATCATCTCCAGAGCCATCACGGCCATTTCTTCGTAGTAGGCCATCGTGGCTCCAGATGTGAAAAGCCCAGCGCGATGGCTGAGCTTCATATGTCAATTTCCGTGGGCGAGCCTTACCCTCTCTTCAAATTCCTTCAGAAGACGATCAGCGTGCTCTGCGGCTTTTTCAGCCGCTTGTCGATCCCACTCATTGGTAGAGAGCAGTCCAGTCAATGCCGCTGAAGCGAAGCTAATCCATGCTTCCTGTTGGTCTTTAAGAACTCTCTGCGACATACAAGCCTCCATTAATTAAAAGAGCCTATAATGGCACTACGCCCTTACGGCGAACAACCCGCGCCTGTGGAGATAGTCGGCAAACTGAGTCGCGCTCGGCCGATCAGGCGCCGCCGGCAACAGCCGATTGCTGGTGGACGGGATCGCGGCGTACTGCCGCGTTACCGCGCCCTCAACACGATCGAGCAGAACGGCCCCTTTGCGCTTCTCCACCGGGTCTATGTCGTCCTGATGAATCTCGGCGGCCAGGGCCATCTGCCCGTATTGGATGCGCGCCGGCAGGTAGTTGTTCGGCTTGATCTCGTGATCCAGCAGCACCTCCCGGCGCGGCCAGGACAGGCCCTGCTCGCTGTTGGTCTTGCGCCCTTTCCAAGTCATGCCATCCATCGCCAAGGCGGCCCGGCGCAGCAATGCTTCCTGCTCGGGAACGCCTGCGGGGATGACTGTGCCGAATTTCACGGCATACAGGGCCAAGTCCTCAGCACTCGCGTAGCTTTCGGCGTCAGGCTTGCCGGTGCCGTCCTCGATGATGAGTGTCATGCGTCAACTCGCTGAAATGGTTTGAGATCGGCTACCGGGTCACCGGCAGCCAGCATTATCACGCCTTGGGCAGATCAGCGACGAGCTTTTCCAAGGATTCTTTCGAGGCGTTGGCCCGGTATGGCACCTTCGCTTCGTCGAGCTTGGCTTTCAGCGCCGCGATTTCTCCAGTCTCATCAGCCGGCGGCGAAATGGCGGCCTTCTTCAGCGCTTCAACCTCGTTGCGCAGTGTATCTACAGTCACGAGCAGGCCGTCACGCTCAGTAGTCAGCTCTCCAACCGAGGTGTGGATGGTGCCCAGTACGCCAAACAATCGCAGCGCAATTTCGCCAACTTCGGGTCGCTGAATTTCGCCAGCCTCCATGCCATCAGCCAGGAGAATGATCGCGCCATTTTCAGTCCGCAGCCTGGCAATTTCCTCTGCCAGCTCATCGGGCAGTGCCGCTGGCACGCTGACTGCGGAAGGTTCCGGGACCTCAGCAACCGAAACGGCAATGCCTGCGGCCTCATAGGCGGCGACGATGTCTGGATGGTCGCCAACGACCACCACTGCCGTCGCGTCGCGTTCAATGCCGCGAAATAGACTGGCAGTCCGGTAACGCTTCTCCGGCTCAAAGCCCTCAAGCTGGTTCGTGTAAATCAGTTCCATGGGAATCTCCGTAGCGGCCGTTGCCGACCGCTTCCTGGGGTGAATATCAGCCGCCAGCTGGTGGCGTAGTGGTGAGAGTGATCATCACGCCTGCGGTGACCTTGTTGCTGTCGGCGTGCTTGACCCAGTTGGCCGCAGAACCGACAGCCGCCAGGGTTGGGTTCGCGCCCCCGGCGGTTTCCTTCCAGCTGTAACCCAGGACGTCAATGTTGACGGTTCCCTCGGCGCGGTAGCCGATGCCCAGGTTTTCCTCGTCGTCCACGTTGTACGAGCGAAAGCCGGGGGCCTGGGATTCGGTGATCACTACGGCATTCGGCAGCAGGCCGAAGATCACGTCCGATGGCGCGGTGTCGGTCACCAGTACGGGCTTGCCCAGGGTGCCAGGCAGGCCGCCATAGATAACGACGCCAGCCTCTTCGTAGATTTTGTTGGTGATGGCCTCGTCGACGATGTCGAAGTACGCACTGGAGTGCATAACCCACAACGCAATGCGGCCGAACTTGTCGCCGAATTTGCGCATGCCGCGGGTCAGCGTCTTCTTGCCGTCGGTTTCGATGTTCGCCGAGACCACCATGCCGGCGTTGGAGCCGATGGCTGCGCGCAGCGCGGCGGTGGCGTACTGGATGAAGCCTTCCAAGGTCGCGTCGGCAACGTCGGCACCGATGATCTGGGAGAACTCATCAACCGGGCGGCCGCGACGCTTGAACGCCTCTTCGGTGGTCTGGTACGGGCCGTATTTCCACGGTGCTTTGACACCGACGGCCTCACCGGCGCCGATCTTTTTGGCGGTCACCTTTCCGGTGGAGTTGACGTCGCGGTGTTCCAGCGAGCCGCCAATCTTGTAGAAAGCGCGCTTGCGGAAGTCGCCTTCGATCAGCTCGTTGTCGAGGACGATCGCGCCATTGGAAGATGCGTTGAACACATCCAGGTTGTCCTGGACGCGCTCCAGGTATGCGGTTTGCGCCTCATCGTTGTAGATGATCAGGTCGCTGTTGACGGTTGTCGCCATGGGTATTTCCCCTTACTTGGGCAATTGCAGGAATGCGGTTTGGCCGTGCTTGCGCTGGTATTCGCGCTTTTGCTCGGAGGTCATTTCGGAGCGCTTGAATGCAGCCTGGCCGCCGCCCCCGCCCGGGGCTTGTGTCCCTGAAGCCCTTGGCCACAGGTGTGGTGCGCTTTCGCGCAGGGATTCCGCCCATTCGAGCGGAGTCAGAGGGGTCTTGCCGTCTTTGCCGAGGATGGTCTGTCCATGCTCATCGACGGCGACCGCTTCGCCCTCTTCGTTCAGAGAGAACACGCCTTTGGCGCGCAGGATGATGTCGTCGGTTGCTTCCGGCAGTGCGCCAGCTTTCAGTGCAGCGCCGCGCACCGAGTCGCCCAGGACCTTGCCCTGGAACTTGGCGGCGAAGGCTTCGGCCTTCTCGGCGCGGACGGTGATAGCCTTTAACTGCTTGTCATAGTCGCCACGCAAGCGTTCGGTGCGGCGGTTGAAGACCTCGTCGACCTTGCCCTCGGTCAACAGCTTGGTTTCTTCGTCCTGGCCCGCACGACTGAGCAGGCCTTTAACGGCGTCGATGTCGATGCCTTCGAACTGGGTCTCGAATTGGGTCAGCTTGCCGGTGGTTTCCTTCAGCTTGCCCAGCAGGTCATTGTTTTTGGACTTCAACCCAGTCACGGAGGCTTCAACGGCAGTCGCGATAGCGGCCTTGATTGCCGGGTTTTCCAGGTCGATCTCGTTTTCTTCTGCCACGTTGATGCACCCCTTGGGTTTGGTCGGCCCGCTTTGCAGGCATAAAAAAACCCCGGCAATTAACCGAGGTCTTGTTTGTTAGCCCTCCAATTACGGAGCGCAGCTATCAATGATTATTAGAATTTTTCCAGCCGGCTGAGAATGGCTTCAAAGACCGATTCGGCGACTGCCTGATAGCGATCATCGCTATCCAGGACAATTTCAAAATTTATTCCAGGTATCGATAAATTGATGTGGTTCGATTTTTTACCGATCACTGCGGGGATGGCGATGTCGGACTTCGGTAGTCCACCGTCGCCGCCAAGGCTCACAACAAGTTCGAAGTGGACCGACTCTCCATGTTCAAGCACTGCAAGAGTCGAGAAAACGTTTGATCCATTCTCTGAGACTATTCGCACTATATCGGTGTCGACAACAATGAGTCCGAGGTGCTTCCGAACGGCATCACGAATTTCGTGAGCGCATCTCTCGCCTCTTGCCTATAAACAATCAACGCCTGAGTGTTCACCGCGTATGCATCTGAAAGCTGCTTATATCTCGACATTTTACGCTACCTTGAAATCCATTTAAGGTACGAAATCTAAATGTTTGCTCTTTCAAATGCCAGCGGCTCTAGCCCTTTCATTTGCACCAGAGTCAGCGGCGCGAAGTTCCGATCAAGCTGCAGTTCGGCGAAGCGCTCGACGGTCAACCCGCCCTCCCGGAACAGCTTGGCCCGGATCGGGCCGATAGCCACGTTCTGGAACGATGCCGGCTGCTGCTGGAGCCAGTGGTAGTAATCCAGGCTAGCACTGACCTGCTGGCCGCCATCGGCACCCAATGAAGCGCGGGTAGCACCTTTGGCGAACATCTCACTGAGCTTGGTCAGCAGAATGAAGGTGGTTCGGCAGTTAGGGTGAAACGGTGGCCGAGGCCCCGAATCAACCGGAAACCGTCGTTTGTCCATCGACCGACATTGCTGACTGGTCTTACTGTCCAGCGTGGCCACCATCTGGATCTCTTTCACGATATCCGTGTTGGCCTTGGCCACCTCCATGCGCGCCTGGGACGACACATGCTGAATAGCGGTGTGCACGACTGTGCTGGCATTGCGGTTGATGGTGGCCAGGATGCCGTCCTTGTAGCCAGCCGCCTTCGTGCCGCGGATGTTGCGAATGACCTGGAAGTTCGTCTGCCCTTCGAAGAAACCCTGCCGGATCGTGCCCGTGACGCGCTCGCGCTCGGCGCTGGTCCAGCCCTTGATGAATGACTTCACCAGCTTCCCGCCGCTAGTACCGCGCACGCTGAGTGGATTCGTCAGCACCACGGTGCGAATTGCAGCAGCCGTGGGCGCCACCACATTGAGTGACACGCCAACCGGCGCTGATCGGGCAAGGCTGGTCACCTCGAACTCCGCCTCGTAATTGGCGATGTCCACCAAGTCGAGGTTCAACTGCGCGCTGTACCGGTCGAAGATGCCCAGCAACAGGCTGTCGACCTCCTTCAGCAACGCTTCCAGACGTTTGACGCTGTACTCTGTCAGATCTGACTGGGTGAGCCGGTCACGGATCGAACGATCAATCTCCTTGAGGAAGGGAGCGAACTTGCCCACCTCCCCAGCCTTGAGCTTTTCGAGGAAGACCGCGTGCCGGATGGTCGCGTCAAGGATTGCTTGGTTTGCCGCCATTCGGTTTGTCCTCGTCGTCCAGGCCCAGGCCATCGCCCTGCCCTTCCAGCTCACCATCGATCTGCAGGTCGGTACGCTCTGGCGCGATCAGCCCCAGCTTGCGCAGGTAGGCCCGCAGGTCGGCCTTGGCGAAGCCGCCGTTCTGCCACAAGCCAACCAAGGCCGTGATCATCTGCGGGTCGGCCGTCAGCTCGACGAATTCCTGGTTCACCTGGTACGCGACCTTCTTGTCAGCGATACCCATGTAGGCGCAGCACCACATGATTGCCCGTGTGTAAGCCTCGCTGACGTTCGCCACGCAGCCAGCCAGCACCGAAGTGGACGCTGATTGATCGCCACGGGCCTCGGTCGCCGTCTTGGACGACAGAGAAGCTACAACCATCCGCGCCCCGAGCTCGATCATCATCTGATTCTTGTCGGCCATAGCCTCCTTGACCAAAGTGTTCGGCAGTGGTTGCGCGTAGCCGAACTGGCCACCGGACGGCAGCATCATCGGCGCCCTGGAGCCGACATAGACGCCGTTCTTCTCCATCCAGTCGCGCCACTGCTCGTCCAAGCCAGAGATCCACGGCTGGGCCTGGCCGCACCAGAAGACGCTGTCTTCGTAGTCGGCGCTGTTGCGGTAATGACCCAGGTTGATCATGGCGATGTCGTAGAGAGGCGACTCATCAATGCTTGGATCATTGTTCTGTGCGCCGACGAAGGTGAACGGGATCTCCTTGAGGCGACCGGTTACACCTTCTGGCTTGAACTCTTCAATGACTGCCAGTGGCCCGCCACCTTTCGGACCGGACCGGCGCCAAACACGGCAAACGAATCCGTCATCCTCAAGCGCCAGTTCCCGGTACTGCTCAGCCGTCTTGTAGCCGAACCCGTCGGGAATTTCCGGAGACTCGCGCAGCACTACCAGCGTCAAAACGCTATGGCCGTTCACCATACCGGTACGCCAGTTGATGATGTCCTCGGCGCAGTAGGAAAGGATCACCGAGTGCCCACCGATGCCGTCGTCTTGGTGATAGTCGACGTACAGACCGTGGCGACCAGCTTCAAGCACCTTTTCAAGCGTGCCCTGTGAGTGCTGGTAAATGCTCACCCCGGAACCGTTGGCATTGTCCTGCAGGTATTCCAGCTTCTTCGGTACCGTGAGCGTCGGGTCTTTATGAAAGGCCAGGCCCAACAGCCCGTTACGAGTGTGCCCGGTGGCGTTCTTGAACACCGCCCGCTCGCGGTAAGCACGGTTCCGGTCTTCGTTTTCCGGAGACTTGTCGTGCGCGTTGATGTATGGCAACCGATCGACAACCCGGTGCTGGCCGGCGCAGACGTCGCGAACGGTGGCCCAGCGGTCCAGCACTGCTGTGTATTCCGCCCGTTTGAAGGAGACGTCGTTGCTCATCGGGCGTATCCCATTTTGATAGCGGTGACCGGTTTGATGATCGGGTACTCGCGGTGGATGAAGTAGCCGCCGGCATCGTTCGCGTGATCGATGCCGGCGGTTTTGTCTGGCTCCCCGTTCGTGCCCCACACCTGCTGCTCCAGGCCATCGGCGTAGGTCGGACAGGTGAGCGGGTTGACCAGGTAGCGGCGCTCGCCCTGCGCATTGCAGAAGACTGCGTTCATTGCGTTGATTCGGTCCTTCACCGGCGGGTTTGCCGCTGGAGCGATGACCGCGAACCCGGCCTGCTTGAGCATGGCAAGGTCGGTGATGCTGGCGTTCACAGACTTGCGCGAATCGCCCGAGGCGTCCGGGTAGATCCTGATTTCACATGTCTTCTTGAAGTCATTCCCATCGTGCTGCCAGTAGCGCTCCTTGATGCGGCGGATCATGTCGGGCGTGTCGTAGCCGTCGGTCAACTCATCCACTGCCCTGGGCAACCCCTGGTCGCGTTTGACATGGGTGATCGCAGCCATCTTTCCGACGTTGAAGTCCATGCCGATGAACAGAGGCTCTCCGGGCTGCACTGTATCGAAGCACCCGTTGAGCTTGCGGTCGTAGGCCGTGTAGATCGTGCCGGACGTCAGGTTGACGAACTGCCCACGGAGATAGGCCTGAATCAACTGCGGCGGATACGACTCCATCAGGGATGCGATGTAGTCATCCGGCAGGTTCAGCTCGTTGTCGAACGTGCTGGCCTGCACCAAACCGTACATATCATTCAGCGCCGGCTTGTCGCGCAGTTGCTTCACGAACTGCTGGTAGACGAACTTGAAGCCCTCGGGGGTTGTAGTTACGTCCACGCCGTTCTTCAGCCCGGGCAGGTTGTAACGCATCCGGGCAATGATCTTGCGCCAGGCCTGTTGAGCCTTCAGCAAGCTCATCACGTCCAGCTCATCGACCAGGGCCTGGCCGATCTTGAAACCGACGATGGTCTGCGGCTTCTCCATCGACCGGCAAATCACAGTGCCGCGATACTGCCGTCCGCTGTAGATGTGAACTTCGTGGTTCGCCTGGTTGATCTTGGTCTTCAGCCCCCAGTCGTAAGCCACCTCATCCATGGTCGGATAGAAGATGTCCCGGATCTGCGGGTAAGTCGGTGCGAAGTAGCCAGCGTTGACGCCGGGCCACTCCATGAAGTGCTTGCTCAGTGCCGAACAGCCCACCCAGGTCTTGCCTGAGCCGAAACCGGCAACGAACGCACGAAATTTGTGGGGCAGCGTGAGGAACTGAGCCTGTGGAACGTTAAGGCTCGGCATTTGGCTTCCTCGCATCCACCACGTCGACCTGGATGCGGGTCGGGATCACCGGTTCGTCGCCAGCCTCTTCCTTCCTTGCCCGGTTGACGTAGATGTCGCCGGTTTCCTTCGCGGCCTGTTCAAGAATCTGCATGGCCAGGCCGATGTTCTTCATCGTCTCGGCCTTCTCCACAAAGCGGTTCATGGCGCGTAGGCGGAAGGCTCGGTTGGCGATTGGTATATCGACTGTCTCCTCCCTGAAGCGCTTGCGGCACTCTTCGAAAAACGTCTTCCACTTCTGCCCAAGGTCACGACCGGAGTACTTGGTAGGGTCGTATCGCTCACACAGTTGGCGGGATACCTCGATGCCGTATTGCTCCTTGACGGCCTGACAAACCTGACTGGGGGTGTCGAAGCAGGCCAGGGCTTGGACAATAAAGGCCTTCACCTCATCTTTCAGGGCTGCCATAGATTCGTTTTCCGTCAAGGGCTGTCAAGGATTAAGCCAGCTTGAGCAGACAGGTTCCGCAGGCCCTCGCAATGTTCGATTTCCCCACCTCGGCAGGACTGTTTGCAGCATCCACCAACGCTTGAACGTCAGGGCTTGCACCGTAGCGGCGGACCACACCGACGAACTCTTCGACGTCGTGGCTCTGCAGCTTGATCTTCGGTGCACCGTCTTGGGTGAATGCTGGTTGACCGTACTTGTCGGTCGCGTGAGCCAGGTGATACAGCTCATGTTCGATCAGCGCGCAGAACTCAAGGTCGCTGCACTGGGCGCAGTAGTCGGCAGCCAACGTGATGATGAAGGCCGGCACCTCGCCGAACCAATCACGCATCTGCTGCTCCATCCGGGCTTTCTGCCAGCCACCGGCGCGGAACGCTAGCTGTTCGGCCTGGCCCAGGACTGTGCGGCCCTGCTTGGCGAAGCTCGACGATGCCCACATGATCCGGATGTCTGCATCCAGTAGGTGGGCATGCTCTTCGTTGTGAATGCTGCCGGTGTCAGCGAGGATCTCTGCTTGGAGCCATTCCCACACCTCGGGAGCAGGAATAATGCGAACGCCAAAGTCGGACAATTCAAGCAGCGATAGTGGCGGCATTGGTCGACTCATATCGTGCCCTTCTCTTGCCGTCTTGCAAGCTTGCGGGTATTCATGAACAGTTTTCTTAATCAGCAAAGAGAGATCATGGATACGTTTTTTACGGTCTTCACGGCCGGGGTAATGCCAATAATAGCAATCGTTCTCGTAGTCCTAGCATATCGACACAACATGAAGAAATGGCGAGCAAGGATTGACGCAGAGCTGCAAACAGCTTTGGACAAGCTGGGAGTTAGCGCTTACACATTGATCGTGGACAAGCTGACTTCGCCTAGCACTGACAGAACAGCTGACGTCTACCGTATCCTGCACGATGATCACGACCATTATTTCCTGTTCATGAAGATCGGAGAGCAACCCGCGGTGCTCAAACCTCTAAGCAAGGAGCGAGCCTTAATGGCGGCAAGGATGAATGGATAAGCTGGCTGACTGAGCAGTAACCCTAGTCTGCGCCACGTTCAGGCGCATTCGAAAACGTGGCGAGGATCGGTCATTTAATTTATCACCGTTCGTCGCTGGAGCTAATCTTGCGAGGATGTTCGCCGACACTCTTGTACTAACTACAGAAGTGCAGGAACCAAAAGTGCACACGCAACAAATCAAAAAAGAGCTACTCCAAGCATCTGAACACTTCATCAAGCTGGCGAATGTATTCTTGACCCTGAAAAACTCTGGTTTAGCTGAACACCCGGCCGTAACAGCTGAGCTTGAAGATCTAACCAATGCTATGAAAGCGCTCAGCGAACAAATTGGCTTGCTCAACAACTTGTCTAGGAAGACCAATTCTGACCAGATACACACGCGGCCAGAACTCAAATTGGTAAAGCGATAGTCTGAACGAACCTTGAAAAGGACTATTTGCTCCGGCGCTCAACACCACGGGGCGCCTTGTCACAGTGCAAGCAGTGCTCGCAGTTCAACGTCCGGCACAGCCAGGCTTTCACTGTCCTCCAGTACATGACCATGAACATGTGGCGCACCCCGGCCATGCAGAGAGCAACGTGGAATGTCAGGCCAGCAGTGGTCGGCCCGAAGAAGATGTTCTGGCTGCGGGTCATTACTACGAAACCGCTGATGGCAATGGCCGAATAGATCAGCTTCCCGAGGATGCCGTCCCTCACCTTCCCGCTCAGTACGCACCAGGCAGCCCAAAGCGCGATAAGGCCGCAGGCGATGGAGTTGATGAGTTCAAGATTCATGGTGGATTGCCTCCCCCGAACCGCTGGCGAATGAGCGCCCAGAGGTCAGCGGCTTTTATGGCTCGGTTGATTGCTGCCAGAAGCGAGCCGCCGAACGTGCCAAGGAGAAAACCGATCCCGGCAACGATGCTCGGCTCGGTGACGTTGAGATAGGCACTCACCATCCCGGTCAAGTAAAGCGAACAGGCTACTCCAGTGACCAGGAAGATCACCCAGGCACGCCAGTCTGCCAGGTCGTCCTTGTGCCACCAACTGGCGACGATAGCGCCGATCAGGCCAGCAATTAGCCACTCGGTCTTATCGAGCAGGCGGTGCAAAAACTCCATGCTCGGACCTCTTGACTATGGATGGTTGGTAAACGAGTCTCCGAACCTCAGAAGGCGGGAGAAACTTATGGAATGGAATTTGATATGGACCACAGTTGCTGCTGTGGCGGCTGCGCTATCAGCCGCTACAGGGGCCGCATCTGCTTACGCGGCTTTTCGGGCGATAGAGGCGAGCAACTCGAACCACTCAAAGGCTTTGGCAGAGGCCGAGAATGATCGAAAGAACGAGAGACTCCTATCGCACGCGATAACGACGCTTGAGCGGGCGTATTCCACACTTGTGGGTGGCAAGCCAGACTTTAATGTGCCCCCACCAAGCAGGATCAACTGGCTGACATCTGCGCGTCTAATAGAAGAATACAAAAGCACCAAGTCAAGGATTAACGACCCATTTATTCTGCAGGAATGCACAAGCCACGAAGATTTTTGGCGACATCGGATCTACGTCAAAACGTCAGATCTGGATACAGGGTTTCCCGACTATTTCCGTCAGGGAACTGAGAACTCGATCCAACTGACTTCGGCAGTTATTGTCACGGACTTCGCGATGTGGCCTGAAGGGAGGGAGGACCCTTTAAAGGACCCAGGAAATTCGGCGGAATCAATCACTGGCAGACCAATTCACCTTAAATGGTTTCACCTAGGTCAAATAGTGAATGGTCACTCTTGAGGCAAACGGACCAACAGGCCGAGGTCGCTTCCGATAGCCGCGCTTTCCGGCTATCGACGTCCTGGCCTTCCCAAGAGCTTTCCTCGCTACAGTAAATTCACGCGCGCCAAGCGAGAGAAACGATTCGCCGCTCACGGACTACAACTCTTGGATAACTCAAATGAGGTGATATATGCCACGGACGCCCAATTCGTTTTGCAGATCCTGCAAACGGCCGAGCGACAGATTCTCTAACGACGCTTGCTTAGCAGATATAGGCGATGGTCAGCGCTGCAGGACCGCACTCCATTCCATCGGCCCAAACGATCTTCGCCCATGCACGAACTGCTCAGGAACCGGAAAGGATTCCGGAGCGACCTGCACCACGTGCGCTGGGTTTGGCGTGGAGTGCTGATCACAAATGCAAAACCCGGCGCTTGGCCGGGTTAAGGTTTCGTGTGCGTTTCGCGTTACTTATGCACTATGGGAAAAGTATGCGAAAAACGCCGTCATGTCAATATAATTATGCCGCTTCTTGATCTTTTTCCGCGTGGATCACCTGCCATAGTGGTTGCTGGGCCTGAATATCCACTTCCTTTATCACTTCTTTCAGGGATTCCCACAGGTCGAGCCAATCACGCGTCCAGTTCTTTGGGTCGATGTTCACGCCGAAGAACGCGTTCATCTCGGCGGCTACTCGTGCCGGCCCCCACTCGGCAGATCCTGCAACCTCCCCCTTGTACGACTGCAGTGCCAGGGTGACCAGGTACAGCGCCTTCACGCGCTTGGCCGAAGTCAGATCTGGCAGCGCGGCCTTGGCGGTGATCAGCAGCACCGCATTCAGCAGGTGCCGCATGTTCATCGCCGGGTGGTACAGGTAGTGACCGAACTGCTGCACCTGGAACGGAAGTGTGTCGATGGCGCGTAGCACTTTCCCGATCGTAGCCAGGTGAGCAGCGCGGGCAGTGGACCGGCCCAGCGGCGTCCCGCGCGTCTCGCTGATGCTGATCTTCTGCCGCACAACCTGGATGCGCTCCTCCTTGTCTTCCCCCAGCGCAGCGAACACAGCCTCGGCGCGGCGCATGCGCTGCCCCTTCTTGATCGGTGCCGACTGTGCCTTGTCGATGGCCACGGCGCTGATCGACGCGTTCGATTCTTGCTGCGCTTCGGTCCACACCTGCCTTGCGTTGATCAGTTTCATGCGGCTTCCCCTTTTTTCAGTTCTCTGGTCTTTGCCCGGTACTTGGCCTTGATGGCCTTGATCTCTTCCACGGTGTACTTGCAGGCCGGATGCAACCCTTCCAGCCATGCCACCTTCTCGGCGCCGATACGCAGCACCAGGCGAATGCGGTACTCCACGGCGTTGCCGGAAAGGTTGCGGTTGCACTTCACACACTGGCGGTGGATGTTCAGCGGCTCGAAGCGCAGCTCCGGGCAGGCGCCGACCGATCGATAGTGCCCGGCATCCCAGCGGCTGCCAGTCATGAGGTCGTGGTCGTTTGGCATCGAGTCGCAGCTAATGCACGGCAGGTGCGCGTCACGCAGACGCACGTACTCGTTCACTACGGATTGGGCTTCGCGCAGGTGATCCGCCCTGCTTTTCAGCTTCTCCTTGCGGACTTTGATCTCGCGGCGCTCGACCTGTGCCAGCGACTTGCGCGCCTTCACCTGGTTCACGTCCTTGATGGCGAGACCGCACTTTGGGCTGCATACGGCCTGGCCTAGGCGCTGCGGCGGGAAGCTGATGCCGCATGCGGGGTTCTTGCACTTCTTCGGTTTGGGTTGCTTGGCGATCATGCAGCCTCCTTGCTGAGCAGATCAGTGAAAACCACACCTTGGCCTGTGAAGTAGGCTGCGATGCGGTCGGTGTAATTGATGCCCTGGGCGCGGTTGAACAGGCTGGTCACCGGGAAGCCATCAGGGCCAAACAAATGGCACTCGCCCATCATGGCCAGCTTCGTTTCGTATGGCAGGTGACGCATCACCCGGTACCACTCGGCCTGGAAACCAGCGTCCTCGTTCAGCAGGATCTGCACGCCGAAGTGAAGCTTGCAGTACCGACGGGCGTCCGCGGCGTCACCGATCTGGGTCATTTCGGCGATGCGCTTGTACATCCCGAACCACAACCGATTTTGGTCAAGCGTGCGGTCCTTGCCCGGGCGCAGGG